ATTTGTTATCGCGCACATATACGAAGTATATATGCATCACTCTTTTAGCGCAAAATCTGCAAACACTTTTTATTCTCCCCTAAGATAGATATGTAGACACTACACGTTGTAAACACTAGAAGTCAACGCTACACTACTAAAAATATTAACGGTTAAGGGGGGGAAACCCAAAAAACCGAAAAGGCTGAAGTCATCCGCAGCAGCGACTTCAACACGTACAAGATCATTTCCTGTAGATGGGCTCCTGTACAAGCCAAACCTACATGACGCATCAGGTGCCCCAATATAAGAACTAGGGACATATGTTTTCTGATGGTAACCGTTTGTTTCGACGGCAATACGGTGTTTATTGTAATCTGCAGCCGGTAAAAAACTTGCACCGCTCGAACTTACAAAACTCTGCATAGTCGACAACAGTGCAAGATTATCAGCCGTATTTAAAGGGACAAGTGTACTCTTCATTCCAGCACCGTCAAAAAGGGGGGGTAGGTTATGTATAATACCGTAACCAGGCTCAATAGCTCCACTAGGACGCGTAAGCGGATCTATATTAAAGTACCACCGTATACCTCCTGTCATGCCGAGAAATGCGGGCCTTAAATAAGATATAGGACTATTATTCACAACATCCATGTCCCCAAAGGCTGCTGTCGTATGTAAGGAATCACCAGTTCCCAAGGTACGTCCACGTATACGTGGATAAGCATCGAATACTGCTAACCATGGTTTAAAATCTCCATTCCCTACAACTATGTTCAAGTATACACTAGGCCTTTTTATGTAAGCACGCAAGGACTCAACAGTCTCATTAAAGGACAATGTAGTAGCCAAGGGTACAGAAGCCTCTCCAAACCTCACACTTGCATCGTCATTATCGACATCTATATTGTCCACGAATGATGCCGAATGCGACTCGTAGATAAAATCTGTCCCAACGGGTCGCGGTTCATAGAACTTGGTACCAGGTAACATAGACATATAAACGTTAATATCAACATGTTGATCCACTCCTGGATAGACCTTAGGCACACTCAGCTTTGTAAGTACAAAAGCCGATATACACCCATTGTCCCGGATTGTTGAAGGTACAACAGTTTCAATCGGTGACGACGTGACATTTAACAAGGTTCTAGATTGATTCTTCGACCTTTCATACGACGCAGCCGGTCCCTCCCCAATGAAACCTCTCTCATTATTGACACCGATGTCCAGGGATACAGTATTAGTCTCGGAAAGGTCCATAACAACTTGATAAGCAGTATTTTTCGGGGCAGAAGTATGTGCAGCGTAAGGATCATAAACAAACAAGATCCTCCCTTTATGAAAGGCCGAACAAACCACTTCAAAACGCAACCGCATAGTACCAGTGTAGTAATTAAACATTTGCGCAACACCTGTACCTGGTGGCATCCAAAGAACAGGATTACCCCCGGTACCTGCTGAGGCTTTAACGGCACCCAACCAGTACAAGTTGGGAGACAAATACATAAGCGACTCGCCCGAAAATGTATCATATTGCCACAAAGCAGTTCCAATATACGCCTCTCTAGTACACATATGGTCAATTGTAAGACAATCCTCTCCTGAAAACCCCGAAGGGTCACTGATAGTCTTCTCATGATCTTTGTACAAAGACAACCTTCCTAGTTCTTCAACACCGTCTAAGTGAGTACGTGCTGTGGACAATGAGTTATATGCGACCGTAGAAGGTTTCTTTTCCCTACAATACCCCAACAAATCCGCAATTTGAGAACCCATGCGGGCCGCCATAGAAGCAGACGTCGTGAGGGGTTTAATTGCAGGGGCCAAATTACCTATCGCATCAGAAACGTTAGCCGCCTTACTCAACGTCTTTGACATAACACCAGATTGCGGATTATTCGGATTAGCATTCAACCTAGTATGCCCACGCATCTCTAAATCTTCCAACCATCCATACACCTGTACAGTTATTGAAGATGTCGCACTTTCTATAGTCTCATTAACACTTCTCAACTTATTAATGGTACACATGTACAATATACCATGGACTGATTTTATGTAACCCGGACTACTGATAACTGCTGATGACGTATTCTCAATATAGGGTAATATTAACTCTCCTCCCCTAGAAGTACATGGGTCAAGAATAATATGGGGAAGGCATGAAAGAACACTACTTCCCATCGGGTTTAACCCATTATATATATCTGTATTCGTCATCGTTCTCACG